GTTTGGATTCCATTTCTGAACAACTTTCAGTTTTTGACCTCCTGCCGAATAGGTATATTCGTTCCTTGCCTCCGCAACGGGACTCTTGATATCCATCTGTCGTGGCAAATTTAAGGAATTGTATTGAATCTCTGTTATTCCTTTGTTTAAATCTTTTGTCATCGTCCCGTTAGCATTATAGGCATACTCTGTGGCTACATTACTATAATTCTTAAAGTCCATCGATTCGGCTAGGCTGATGGTTCCTATGGCATCGTCAACTTTAATCAACTGATTTCCGGTATAGGTCATTGTCAGGTTATCTATCAGCCCATTTGTGGTAGCTGTAATTACCCCTCCGCGTGTCAAGGTTTTCATATTGCCATGTTTGTCATAGCTATAGGATGTCTTATAGTCAGTATGAGCTGTACTGACAGCTCCATTGACAAGATAAACGGCTGATGTTAATCTTGAAAGGTTATCATAGCTAAAAGTATACCCCAGCAATGAGCCACCATCATTTACCTGCCAGTTCATTGCACTGATATTTCCATTGTATTGTTTCGTACTACCTCCATAAACGTCATTATAATACAACGTTTGTGTAAATAACGGACTGTTTATTGATTTTGTCCACGAACGGATGTTATAACCATAGGTAGACAAGGCATTTGCTAATCCGCCTTTTTGGTTGGTTTTGAGTCTGCCCAGTTCATCATACGTATTTTCAGCAAGGGTTACAGCAGTAGCCCCATTGAGCTGATAGGTCTCTTTCTTCAATCGTCCTGCATGGTCATAAGTGTAAGCGTATACTTCTGTTTGGGTGCTCTTTCCAGTAGCTGAGTGAACATGTTTCTTCTGAGAGGGTTGACCGGTGAAGTTATAAGCTATATATTCCTTTTCAAGACCACCAAGATGATTGGTCGATTTGGTCTGAATCACCCGCCCTCGTGTATCGTAGTACATAGCCGTAGCAATCTGTCCTTCCAAGGTATTATTGGATTTCCCATCCGAGCCCATCAGCTTTACCCGAGTTCCCACCAGCAATCCTTTGGCACTTGAATGCCGGATCCCATACCCCGATTCTATATTGTAATCCAAATTCGTTTTATAGTAAGAATTTGTTTTTAACATGGCTTCATAGTCATCGTAGTAGTTTATAAGCAATACATCATCTACCGGAATACTCGCCAATGTGGTCCAGCTATATCCAAAGTTTCCGCTTCCTGGTGTCTCCGTAAAAAGCATTGTAGAATAAGTTGTTAGCATCGCCTCATGGGTGGAAGCTGTACGATATATCCCTGAGATAATCAACCGGCCGAAGGCGTCGTATTTATTAAAAGTCCATTCGGGAGACGAGGTCTTTGCCCGTTGTTCCCCGTCTTGCGTAAAGATCAGCCGGTCTGCTTTATCATAGACATAATAAATCCAATCGCATCCAGGCAACTTTTTAGAGATGCAACGATCTAAATTATCATATTTATACAGATATGCCCATAGTTTCAAGTTCGTATTTGTTTCTGTCCATGGAGTGGAAGAAGTTGCACTTAACAAAATGGCTGATGCTTCCGGCGGCAATACGACTCTTAGATTCCCATAACTATCATAAATATAGTTCGTATCAAAGGACTTTCCTGCATTTATTTGGCGTGTAAGAATTACTTGCCCCAATTTATTTTTAAACTCATAAGCAGTATTTCCGTTTTCATCTTTTGTTCGGGTAATATAAAGTTCATTTGCCGGATAATTATCTGTACGGTATATGCTTATCATTTTTCTGTCATCGGTAGATATATATTTAGCACAGACCAACGAATCGGCATCAGCCCATGTAGTCCCAGATTTCGCCTTGTTAGTTAAATAACCAGTCCATATAGCCTTATTATTATTCTGCCAATCAGCCCCAGGTCCATATTGGGCCAAAGTGCGGTTCAGAGGAGACAGGTCATATACAGGCTTGGAGAATGGAGCGGTCTCACTTGGATAAATAGCATTTATGTTAGCCTTCACTTTCGTTAGATCTGCAAAAGCTCCATTATTGGATGCAATAGCTACCGGCAACCATGTACTTGTTTGTCTTCCCAGATTATCATACTCCTGAATGGCAACCAAATCTTTACCTGTAGTAGTGATTCCACGTTGAACAGTTTCCACCGGACGTCCCAAACCATCAAAATATTGCATGGTCACCATCTCCTCACTTGTGTTGTAGTTCACTGTCGATTTTGCTATTAGAGGGGTGGTAGTACGTATATAGTTTGGACCTGTAGATACTATATTTTGAGGTGGAACATACGTAATAGGTTCAATGGGTGGTTCCTCTGTATTGCTCGTATCTCTGAATTTAATAGTCAATTTGGCTCCTACTGCAAAATTTTGAATATTTAATATATAGTTACCCGATGATAAGATAAATGGTTTGTCTAGCTGATATCCAGATTTACACAAAGGATCAGGTTTTATCCAAAGACAAGCTACTAAAACCGTTCCATTTGCAGTTACTGTAATTTCATAATTACCATCTAAAGAAAATCCTAAAAAATAACCAGAGGGATCACTACTTGAGGCTCTTTCCATGGTATAGACTTTGTCTTTCATAATATCCCCAATATAGTTTGTTGGGGAAGGCTGAGCATATGCTTCTAATACAAATGTCAAGCTGACTAGTATATATATAATTATCTTTTTCATAGTTTTACACCTTACTTGTTTTTATAGAAATAATCGCTTGCCTGTATGATTTTCTTCGCTCCGTTTTCCATTATATACACCTCCTTCAGATTATTTAATTGGTCATAATCATAGTAGGTAATAGTGCCATTAGGTTCTATTCGCTGAATAAGTCCTACGAGTGACCTATACTTGAAGGCCGTGACGTGTACATCTTTCAAGGTAGTATTACTTTGCAGATCTGTTATTAATTTAAAGTCAGCATCCGATGGTGTCATTTTTTTTGCAATTCCTTCCAATGTTGCTAAAGGAATGATCGCTGCTATTTGATCATAGGTCGCGTTTTTTATCTCTGCAATCGGATATTGGTAATTGTACCCCCAAAGATAGGTAACTTTAGTTCCGTCATTCAAGGCATACTCTAACGGGTTCAAATAAGAATCATATTTTGAAAAAGTTAATTTTTCAAATAGGGTTGAATTCCCATGGTTTAATTTTACAGAGGTCGGAGCTACCAGTAGATCACTATTCCAAGTCCAATAAGATGTTTCTTTTGAGCGTGTTAATATAGAATTGAGATAATCCGATTCGTTTACAGGAACACTGATCATATTTTTATCTACCAGCTTACTCTTAGTCAGGGGATCTATAATACTTGATGCATATTGATATTCTTTTGTCCTGATTTTATCTCCAAGGGATTCTGTAATTTTCTTGGGCTGATAATTGGAAGGATCATACTCGTAGCTTGTAGTCGTATATATTTTATTATTTCCGAAATAGTCATACCTTGAATGGTTTTTTAGTTGAACAGTATAACTATTAGTAGGGTAAACAATTATATTAAATCTTTCGCCTGCTCCTATCGGAACATTTGGAACAAATGCTAGACCACCTGTTCCGCATTCAACCCTAAATCCTCTATATTTATCTTCTACCCATACATTTATTAAGTTTGATTCGAAATTCTCTAAAGAGTAACTGTTTCGCTCAACACTGATGGTATCATTGTTATTATCCAACAATATCGTTGCAGTTTGTTTTCCATTCAATGGTATAGCTTTTGGTTCAGATACCATGAAAAATTTTGACCCCGAACCACTATTTGTAGAATTTATAAATTCTACAATTTTTCTTCCATTACGGCTATTGCCATCTTGTGAAGTCATCTCTATTTCAACCCGGTTATAGCCTACCACGGCATTATCACACCCGCTTGCTGAATAACTGTAAAGATTCGAGGAACATATTTCATATGAGTTGATGGAGTTTCTTGTAGTAAAATAATAACTTTGTTGCGGAGGCGGTTGGTAAATAAGTTCTTGTTTAAATGTTATATAATTAGATTTATTATAAAACTTCATCGGGTTGATCAACTTACCACTCGGTTTACCTCCTGTAGTTATATACTTATAATTTTTTACTGATGTTACAATATTATTTTCATCATAGTTGGTAATGCTTTTTACTCTTACACCTCCTGCTATGGACTCCGCCTTCTTTAACTTATCTACATCTGTATACAAATGGGTAATTGTCGCACTAATACCATTCGCTGGAGATAAACCTGTAGGAATATAAGATCGCATCTCGATCGTACCTGCCGGCAGAAAAAAATAATACTCAAAAGGAAAAGTCCTTTTTCCGTTATTGAAATCAATTTTAGCCTGATCAGTCAAAAAATCAAAGTATTTTTTGATAAGTTGACCATTTGAATATACTGCTATATAAAATTGTTCCAGTTGCATCGTACTCGTTACATTCGGAGCATAAATAGCACCTTTAACATGTACTCTGCATTCTTGATCGATACTAAGCCCAACATATTTCATTGTCGAAGAAGCTCCAAAATTTGATATGCTTTTACTGAATTCTATACCGGCTCCACTCACGTTAGCATCCGGATAGTATCCATTACCTACAACATGTGGTTCAAATACAAATTCCGTCTTTCCGCCTGTGGGGTATATAATACTCTTCAACATACCGGTAGTAATATGCACTTTGCTGGATCTTCTATTAGCAAAAGTAACAAATGGACTTGCAGAAAGCCTTACATTAAACATACTGGATGGTAAGCTTTCATTTAAAGATAGAACAATCGGATCTGAGATAAGTGTATGGGTTTTCTGGTATACTTTACCCACAATGTTGATTTCTTGAAATTCTCCCCCAACAAGACGGTTCTCCTGCCCATTATAAAAGCCCCAATAATCTTGTGAAAATGAGACTTTATTTGGTAATGGTCGGGATTCATTATAAGTGAACAGATATGCCTGTAAACTTGTATTAATATCCTTTCGATATAGCTTCACTAATTTCAAACGTTTTAAATTACGATTAATGTCCAGACCACTTTCTCCAACCGTCGTACCTGTAAAATAATCATGCTCAAATTTGTACTGCTTACGAACAACTTTACTGGAACGATCAAATACTTTTATTTCATCTAGTGCGAGTCCATTGTCCAGGTCAATCCTACTCTTTACGGTAAATACAACACTATCCAAAAGCCCTACAATGGAAGAGGGATATAATTGCTTGTGAGTACCAGGATAAGATATATCTCTAGACAATTCATAATTGTTATCCATTGCTGTAGGAGTAGATTCGGGTAGTACTTTTTCTTGCTTAATTATATCTCTAATTATTGGGAGCTGATTTACTGATCCTGAATAATCATAATATATTTTTATTAATGGTCTCCATTGATAATAAATGTCGGTAAGATACCATGTGAATGTACTATTGATATCTCCTTGATTAGCTTCTTCTCGGGCACTAAATTCATAGATATAGCCTTGTTCGTCGGTAATTCGCCAAGAACTTCCAGAGCTGAGCATTTCTATTTTATACTTGTTCTTTTCCCCATTATATACAAAAGTCCCATTATAAGGATGTTTAGTGAACCGAAATGATTTCCCTAAGAAATTAACATTATAGATATCTCTTTCTCCTGATCCATATGAGGCCTCTCTTAGCATATCATCTGTTGTCGGAGAATTATCTGGAGCAACGCATGCAGCCCACCTAAATCCAACTTCAGAAAACCCTCTGGCAAGATAATCCGGAGCATAGGATGTTGTTTTACTATAGTTTATCATTTTAGTCCAGTCTGAAGCAGTTGCATACGAAACTTTGTCAGCCTTTCCCACTGCAAGTTGAGAAATACTGCCTCCAACCATAAGGTTCCACCCTAAACCGGCCCAAGTAGCCTCTTGGGTCACCTGTATGCCTGTAGCATGATAATTAAGTGAAATTGGAACTTCTATACCTTTTGCTTTCACCGTATATAGAGGAATATCTATAGATGGTATCCCTGTATATTCACTGACTGGATACTCTCCGTACTTTTCCAATCCTGCCACCTCCGGAGATTTTGGTAGTATATCAGGAGCTTGGAGCCCATTATTAATTTGGCTATAAACATCTAAGAAAGTAAAAAAGATTATAAGGAAACATAGATACTTTTTCATAGTATTATTTTTTACTTTTTAATAATAATTTCATTTACAAACACACCATTAGCTGTAATCCTGAACGCATAGTTTTTTGGATACAACGACGAACAGTCGATTGTTTCATAATATGTGCCTTTAGTCCTGTTCTTTGCCGCAATCTTCTTTACAGGCATGCCTTCCAATGAATACAACTCAAAAGATACTTTTACATCTTCCTTTAATTCATATTCTATGTTCAAGAATGATTCCACCGGGTTCGGATACAGCCTGCAAGTCATCACATCTTCCAATGTGACAGTTTTGACTTGTTCTTTATCTGCATTCTGATTGTTGTCTTTTGGCTCCTTCCACAGTTCATCCAGCAGTGCCTGATTTTCGGGATCGGTGTCCAGATATAAATGATCCTGAGGTGGAAAGAAGAAAGCTGTCTTAAAGATCTCCGTACTGTCCTTCAGGTTGATATTCTTTATGGTTTCAAAGACAGGGTAACGATACCCTTTGCTATACCAACGGCAGGTTTCAAGTTGCTTACCTGAATTGTCTGTTTCACTTGTCACATAACTGCCTTCCTGAGGCACATCAAAAATTGTTTGTAAGGTCTTTACCCTGAGTACAGGGCTAAGGGTATCTCCCGAAGGAAGAACCATCTTTCCATAAGCATCAGCTGTAGTAATCATTGTCCCTTGTGTCTGAATATCCACTGTAGAGGAATAAACTCCCTTTGATCTGTAGTCTGATGAAGATTTTTGCCCGTAGTTTAACGGGAAATGTACCAGTAGCATAGGATCGGTATAGTTTAATACCACCGAAGGGTTTTCATGTCCTCTTTGCAAAAGAGAATCATTTGTTAAATGATAATAGTACATCGTGTTGTGTTCTGTACCGACGATCAGTTCATTGTCTGATACTTTCTTCTTCAAATAGCGGGTATTACCCAGTATATACACACTGTCTCCTTCCAAGGGGGGAAGAGAATAGATAAGGGTATATTCATCGTTGACGGATTTGAGTTTACTGAAATCCCAGAGCTTGTTGGTTCCGCTTTCTCCGGGGTTTATATACTCTACCTGCTGTTTGACCAGTATATCGCCCGCGCGGTATTGGTTGTGAGAAGTGTTCAGCTGTGCTGACAAAGAAAAAGCACATCCGAAAACACTTGCCAATGTTAATGCAATTGCTTTCATGTTATATCAAATATTAAGCGTTAATTCCGGATTATAAAAAGATATCCCTTCTGTTGCTATTTTTTAGATTTAGCACAGTTGTTCTTACATATAAAGTATTTAATGGGATGGAAGGTTAATGTACCCCTTTTAGATTTATATAAGCGAATATCCAGTGTAAGAAATTGAAATGTATATTCATAAGTAATTATTTAAAAAGTTAATTCGTCCTTTTAATTACTTTGCTTTTCTCTTCTGAATACTTCTTCAAATGTATTAAATTATTTTAAAATACATTCTAAATGCATAAAAAATGTTTGAGTTTTAATGGAAAATTAATAAAGCCGCCTATCTTTTTTTGATAAACGGCTCCAATAACAACCTCAACCTATACAATTAAAACTTATACTTCACACCTAACAGATGTCCGTTGCTCTGACTACCTAAACTTTTTTGATATTGATATTCGAATCCTAGATTGTGATAGAATATTCCTCCTCCAACACCGATATAATTTAAAGTAGAGTAAGACGCAGAGATAAACGGCTGCCATATTTTAGTCTTATAAATTGTCTGGCGTTCTATTACCGGAGTGAAGTTATAATCTAAAGCCGATAGTTTGTTATATTGAATAACCGGGAATAAATCAAGCTTCCCATGTGTCTTATTATCGAAGGCCGTAAGCTTATATGTTCGCTTTAGTTCATAATCAGCAATAACAAGTTTTGCATAAGCTGCTGAATCGATAGGCATATATCTCACACTACCTGTATCTCTGTACTGAATAAAGGGTAACAGAGGTTTATCCGGCTTTTCTTCTTTTATCGGTTCAAACTGCGTCGGACTTACTGATCCTGTAAGCGTTTCACCTTTTATATATTCTTTCTTCGGTTCGGAATCAATAGATGATCGACCGATAAAGAAGCCAATAATCAGACAGACAATTCCAGAGAGAACTATTAAAGTTGCTTTTTTCATAATCCTTCTTCTTTTACGATTTGTTCTACTGTATTTATCATTGACAGAGCAGTCTTTACATATTCGGGCCCTGTTGCATATTTCCAACCGGTATCATCCATTAACCTTTTCACAAATTCGCGCGGATCATTCCTATATGGCCAGGCATCAGCATAACCCGATTTGCGGAACAAAGCCTGATGATCATACAAACAATCCTCTAAAGTGTCATAGACTCGGAACAAACGATACACTATGTATTTGTAATTACCGTTCGATAGCCTTTCAGGAGTACCCACAACCATTTCAGGTGACTTAAAAGCTACATTCGGATTGCTGAAAAATTCTGTTGTTCTCACCAACTGTGTTTTTCCAGCCCAAGAACTACCTTTAGTTATCCCGAATAAATTATTCGGGAGTTTCCCTTCTAAACTCCATCCACGTTCCAAAGCTGCTTGCATAGTTTCAAAGATCGGATGTATTGAATCGTTTGGCTTTTCTTCATGCAGTCTCTTTGCTGCCGGATAAACCGCCTTGACAAAATCAATCTGTTTTTTAGTTGCCATTATTATCCTCCTTTTCTTCTACTTCTATTATATCGGCTTTCTTCCCAAAGAATTTAAATACATTTACTTTTACCTTTTTGCCTCTAGCAGCAAAGTAGTTCACATAAATACTTTCAAGCTCAACACCATAAATGACTAGTAAGATAATAAGCGGTAATAGATCAATTCCGAACGGTTGACCGAATGCTTGACCGAAAGTATATGCCAATATGATCCAAAGACAATAGTTTGTTATCTTATCGAGTGTGCGCCTCACAGCTCTCGATCGCTTCACTATCTCATTTCGATATTTAGCTGCCGATATGCCAAACTTTAAATCTGCCATTGTCAAAAGAAAAGCCAATGCTAAAAGCCATTTAGCCCAAATAAAGAAATCGAGTAATCCAATTAGGAAACCATCTGTATAGTTGTTATCCATCGCATTATTCCTCTATTGGTTGTACTTCTTTTTCTATCTCGTTGGCAATTGCTTTGAATTGTTCGGCATGGGCGATATAATCCTCAGTATCCCGGAGAAATAAATTTACCTGTCCGTTTTCCTTCCGAATATTACCGACCTCATTTGGTACAGAGTTTACTTCTTGTCGAATCGAGCATGAAATCAAGGTTATCACTCCGTTAACAATCGTATATACAACACGATATTCATAACCGCCTAGGGTCAAAGTTGACTCTTTTGTTACTGATGCACTTATTAGTTTTAGCATAATGGTATAAATTTGATATTTTATATAAAATATACCTAGTTGGGATAATTTCTGGAAGTGACAAAAAAAACACCCTTGTGAGGTGCTTATGCTAATTTAAGTTGTTAGCCATAATTTACTGTAAATTTAAAGTCGGTATAGAAGCATGGGGATTAGAACTAAACATTTTTGATAACCAAAACAACCCTTTTTGAGTAACAAGCACTTTAGTTACCATAAACGCAGGATGATTATCTCTTGGTATTTCTTTTTCCCTTAATTCGAAATAGCCCCTTTGTATATATTCCTGTTTAGGTTCATTTCTACCTTTAAAAAATACGCCTTTCTCTTGTAACCTTTTGAATAAAGTATTTCTCCCAAATGGTAACTTTAATATTTTTGCTGCTTGTCCGACGTCTGTCAGATGTCCCATATCCACTGCACGATCAACAAAATCCGCTTTGGGCTGCATTATAGCTGCTCTTTTCTCAGCTTCAATGCGTTTTTGCTGCTCCTCTTTTCAGTTTTGAGCAAGCATCAAAACGGTGTCGGGGTTAGAAAAGTCAAGATGCTTCAAGGATTGTTCCATCTTATTGAACAGCTGAATATACTCCAATTTAAAGTTCATTGCTTTCTTACCAGTGAAGCCCATCGCTAATAGAGTAAATCCGTCGCGGTTCATTATATACATCCGCTGTGATCTGTCATAAGAATCTAAGTATGAGGATTCATAGAACATCTGCTCAAAATTGAGCACATATTTTATAAGGTTATCAATATCCCGCATTACATTCTTATGATCTTTTTCGAACTTCTCGGCTACCAATAAACTTGTTGTTACAGGATTGCCTTTGTCGCTTTTGAATACCAAATTTGAATCCATATTTAATTAAATCATTAGTTTATATATTAACCTTTAATTTGTCTGACAAAAGAAAAGTCACCAATCGAAAAGTTGCCTAGAGTGGTAGTCTGCAACTAATCAATTAATGACTTCTTATATTTTTCGCAACCAACGACTACCACGAAGTTGATTTCAGAATATTCTACCTTAATATATAAATCGAAATCATTTTTATAGATAACTTTGCTTAACAAATATATTGATTTAGGACAATGAGATAGTCTCCGAAACCATACGCTTTATGGCAAGTTTCTTATAAATTCGCTTAATTATTTTAACTTAAGCCGCTTCTCGTATATTTTTTCGTATTGAAGCTTCAAATTTTTAATGGTGTTCTGTATGCATATAAGCATACCATCAATTTGTCCAAGCTTATAAGCTCTTTCTTCTTCCGGTGTGTTGAATTTTGTTTCCATGATTAAATTTTCAATTGCTTATTTATAGATTCGTCTGATTTTGCAGCAAATAATAACCCTATCATCTCGCTGAGGTCTGTCGTGAAATCGCAGAGAGTGTCGGACATATCCCCTAATAGCCTTAATTGTTTTGACCAACCATTCATATCTTCATCTTTCATTAAGGCATTTATCTTATTGTAAGATTGATGGAGATACACAATGACCTCTAATAATCCAGTGTGAACAGATTCTTGTTTGATCTTGTCTAAATCTAAGTTTTTCATATCTGCATATATTTAATTGTTATTTAATTTCAATTCTTCGGGAAGCTCTAGACTTCTGATTCGTATTTCGTAAGCTATACGCTTGTGGTTCTCATTCGATAGCCTGTTCTTTTCTAGCATAGCTTGCAGGTGATCGGTAGTAAACTGATCGAGTTCGGTAAATGACAATTCTTTTTGCATGGCTTAATCTGCTTTATATCCGTTTGATCAATAATAATAAGTAAGCGTATTAGCCAAGTGCGACATATCACATCTTTTTGTATTTTTTGCTCTCTCTGCATACCTTCATTTTTCACTTTTGCTTCTTCGTTTCTCCTCACAACTGATTTTGCATTTCTCCAAGCCATCTTCATAGATTCACTCATTGTATAGCCCAATATTTTTTTCCAGTAGTGAGCTTCTTTCATTATTTTGGATTTGTTGTAACGTGCCACAATCAATTAAACTTTAGTTTTATAATTACAATACAAATATAACTATATATTTAATGCCACATATGTTTATTTAGTTAATAAATATTAAATAATTATATATATAGTTTTATTATGTAGTTTTCAATATATTTGTAGTTTAATTATAAATCTAAATAACAATTTATATATGATTAAACTAAGAGTTAAGGACATATTGAGAGAGAAGGGTATTACACAAAAAGACTTAGCCGACAGACTCAATATTACAGAAGTTGGATTATCAAAATCTTTAAGTGAAAAAGGCAATCCTACAATATCCACGCTAGATAATATCGCTAATGCATTGGATGTTAATATAACTGAGTTGTTTGAACCAAAAGGTATAAGTGGAATTATAAAGATTGATAACAAGTCTTACGAAATAAATTCTATAGAAGACATAAAAAAATTGTTGGCTGAAATAGAAAATGTTAAATAATAATTCTTAGATTTGTGAAAATTCATTAATTTAACATTCACTTAACTATGAAGAATTTATTCTTATTATTGTTAGTTTTGCCGATCGTTTTTGTTTCGTGTGGTTCGGAAGAGGATGATGCGATCTCTTTAAAGGAAACTAATAAAACATTAAAGCATGGCAACACTTACCAAATAAATGCAACCTCAAGCTACAAAATAAGCTACGTATCCGAGAATGAATATCATGCTACTGTGTCTGAATCCGGATTGGTGACAGCTGGCAGAATCGGCGAAACAAATATTGTCCTGACAGATGGCAACGATACCAAGAAGTTCAAAGTAACGATCAACCCTGAAAGCACGATGTATCCTGATCCAAATTTGGAATTTGGTATATCAAAAGTCGATTTGATTAAAAAGCTAGGTACGCCAAATAAAGAGACCTCAGATGGTATGAGTTATGACAACTTCTCAACAAAAGCTCCGCAAATAGCATATTTGTTTGATTCCAACAATAAATTAAAATCAGTAGGTGTTATTGTGAAAACAGCTTACAGCTCTGAATTAGGAACTTATCTTGCTGAACGGTATGTTTATGGTACTTCAATGGAGGAAGACTATACTCTTATATTTGTTAATGCATTGAAATTAGAGAAAGCTACAATGCTAATCGGGGCGAGTTTATATAATACAAGCTACTGGATGACTATATATATGCCATATTCTAATACAAAATCCAAACCTCAAAAAATAAATGAAATGGATAAAGTAGCTAAGATTTTAGGTATAAATTGATTAATAGAGTCATATAGATTCAACAAAAGGCAATCTGACGGTTGCCTTTTTCTATTCTGATAATTTCATTTAGCTTATTTTCTTATTTGGCCCCCCCAAAAAATATAGGTTATCTTTTGTATCTTCAAATAAATCAAAGAATATAAGACTTGTTCGATCTATGTTGTTAATTTCTTTAACTAGGTGTTTTCTCTCACGCAGTAATTCATTGATTTCTCTATCAACCTCTTTTAGTCGAATCGATTTCTTATAACGCAGTCTATGATGTTCATTGGCTTGATGAACTTGTTTCTCAATTATTTCTTTCAATTTCTTCTCACAGGCAATAAAGTACCTTCGAGCTATCTGTCCTTTTTTGTTTGCCTCTAACATCGATAGTTCTTTTGCACAACCAAGCGTTAGAATGTATTCAACTCTGTTGTGGCCGCCCCTTCCTTCGCCTGATAAATTTGTCAAGCAAACGAAATCTACATTTTCAATAAAGCCATATTTAATAATACGTCCTTTCATCCAATTAGTGAACTCCTGTTTACTTTCTAAAAATTCATGCAACTCTCTTGCAGAAACTACTTTTTCGCCTTTCTCATTTTCTCTAATTCTAATCAATACTACCATGACTCATAAAATTAAAACAACCCTATCTTTTCTTCACCCCGTATTTTGCAAGCCGGGCAAAGACTCAGATAGAGCTGTAATTATTTCTTGTAAGGTGGCTTCCAAACGACCTCTATTCTAAAATATAAGTTGAAGCAAGTTTTCCCGAGAAATACTTACTAAAGCGTAGAACTTAATTATATTTTAGAAATATTACTATATTTGTTAAAAATTAATTCCTATCTAATAATGAATAAACTATTACTTATTTTACTTTGTTTTCCTTCACTTATTGCTTGCGGCGATAGAGGCAATGATCCCCTACCCGTGTCGATTACGTACAAGTTCAACACCAATGCAGCACCAACAGGGGCAAACAACCTGATAGGTGTTCAGATCTATAAAGGAGTAAAGGCAGGTAGCTTAGTGCAATATAGCCCTTCTGCATACGGACTTTTCGATGATTTCAGTAAGATAAAACTTGAACTACCTAAAGATGCCGAATATAAGATTGTATCGTCTGTAGTAGTTGATGGTAAAACGAAGGTTGGTAAGGACGGGAACGGATATCTCAAGCCTTTTGCACTTGGAGGTACAGCAGGCGTTCAGTTGACAAATACATTCACTGTATTAGCTGTGACTGTTTTCTTCCCTTGTATTGTATAGCCTTTAATAAGCTTCACTAACGAACGGTTGCACTCTATAAGCAGGTCTTGAGTTAATTTATCTTGAGCCTTTTTTATAGCATCTGCAAAATCTGCATTTTTAGACATCCAATCGTAGTAAGTCCGTTCGGATATATTGACTGCCTGGCATATCTCAGCAATGGTATAACTGTCCTTGCTTATGAGGTCACAGATACGATTAACTATCTTTTAATTATACTTTGCCATAGAGTAATTGCTTTACCCTAAAATATAAAGAGGAGCTACTTTTTTTAAGTAACTCCTCTTACAATATTTATAATCTAATGACTATAGATAAAATCTTTCTATAAATACACCTCCAATTGAAAAACACACTAAAGATGCAATAAAAAACTCTATTACAGAAAAATGTACTCCTTGTTCTAAGACAGCGTCTTTTGGATTTTCGGGATTATAATATACATCAATCGTATCTCCTATCTTATATTTATCAACAAGTTTTTTAGTACTCCCCAAGAAGGAACTCAAAAGATGGTCACCATAATATTTTCTTTTTGAATTATAAACTTTATCAGCAACCGTATATGAATATTCAACCTGAACTCTATATGAAGTTGAATTGCTGTCTTTAAATTTATCCAGATAAGCATTAGATATGTGTCCTTTTGTTTTACACCATTTTATACTATCCTTTGATTTCTTATAAAAATAGATGGACAATAGAAGTAATACAATACCAGAAAAAATAAAGAATAAACATCCTAATAAAGTTTCCATATTCTGTTGTTTAACATTTAAACTGCAATTACCCCTCCATTTTTGCCATTGATTCGGCCATGTCGATGCAATTTTCTAATTCATTGACTACGGCTTTTAACTCAATGTATTTTCGTTTATCCTGAGCTGTGGCAATATCATTGCCGTCATTTATTTTTCGTTCAATATCCACTAGCTGCTCTTTTTTTCGTGCTAATCTCTTTTCGAGTACTTCTTTATATATCATAAATGCAGATATTTTCATGACGGATCGTTTTATTTTCCGCCAAAGTTATTATTATTTTTTCTTATATGATTCGTTTAGGATAACGGGAACTGCATTTTTCCACGTAATACGATGGTGTAACCTCCTGTGTGTTTCTCCCATTGGCACAATCTTACAGCAAGACGGTGAATACATAACAGTATAGAAGCTTTTTAAATAAGTTCCTGAATCAAGATAAAGCTAAGTCATTCCTCCGGAGTTTGATTGAGTTGTTAGCTGGTTTATAGCTATGTTAGAGAATGTGAGAAATACATTGCCCCTACTTTGAACATTTGTATAAGTATTCACATCCTCATTGATTCTTCGCACAAATTGAAAGGGCCTATCAGTTGAACAAAGGAAAGTATTCATACACTTACGGAATATCTTTTTACCTTTTCCATAGGAACCATTCTCTCCTCCTAAGAAATCGCCACTCTGGGCCATTGCAATACTCTTAACGCTGATAGACTTATAATAATCGATCATAGCATCATAGATCACATCAAGATTCTTTATAGGGCGATGAAGATATTCCCCATCGGATGTAAATCGATAAGAGAATGCCGTATAATCATCATCATATTGCATAAAGTATTTTATTCCTAGTTTATTTGCGATATCGAAGCTTGCATTCCTGGCATATACAATTGCACGCCTATCTTCGAAATTATCTCCTTCATCAAAAGTGTCAGATACAGCTTTTTTATCAAATACAATCACCTTATCGCCATACGCCTGCTTGTAAGCTTCTGCTTGAATATCTTCATTGTCAATAATAATATAAATATCACCAGTGTAACCATGTTTCAACAAAGAGTGATACGTATGAACTTTAAGCGGGCGTCCATGAGTTAATATAAATACAGCAAAATCTTTATTCTTCATGGTCTACGTCGTATTGTTCGTCAATAGCTTGAGATAACTTCACAAATCCTTTTGTTATGGCAGAATCGAAATCAATTATAACCAGCGCTGAATCTTCCATTAACTCTTGAACGTTTTTTTCCGAATGAGCATAATAGTCAGCAATCTTTTCATAGTTAAAGACGATGTGCCTTGATGCTGCACATATTAAGAACTGCTTATCTTTAGGACTGATATTTGATATCTCGATTTTTGAGATAAGCTCATTGTATTTCTCCATGTCGAAAAGATCAGATATAGCCGGCTTCTCATTCTTAGGAAGATACTCCGGTGTTATGATCTTATTCGTGTATACATCATCGGATGTTGCTTTATTCTCTGTCGATTCACTGCCTATATCCAAAGTCGAAACATCAATACTGAACTCCCAGAGATCAAGCTCATCAGGTGTAAAATCTTCCATTACTGCTTCTATGTCAAAGACCGATGTGTCACTCGTATAATTATCGGCAAGAGCCAACGCTTTGCGTCTTGCATCCTCTGTCTTGAGGTCTGTTCTTTTGATTGCTATTAGTTCAGTTACCGTCTGATTCAATAATACGAACTTTCAAACCTAATTCTTGTGCCTGTTCATACACTCCGTTACCGGCAATGATGCAATCTTCTTTCTCAACAAGTATCGAACGCCCGGCTCCACAATCGACAAGACTCTTTTGTATTAGTCTTTTGTTCTTCTCTCCGTGTATACGGTAGTTCTTAGGATCAAACTTTAATTCCGACATGCCTTTTATCGGTAAAATATAAAAGACGAAAAGAGATCACAGTTTTACATCCAATTCTTTTCCTGTTAATGCGAAATATAGATTTTGGAGTTGGTGAACAGAATTAATACTTAGTATATTACCATTTCTGTTTTGTCCCTGTATCATTCTTATTTGAGTAGCAGAGGGGCTTTCATTGAGATAAACATATAATGTTAAATTAGAGGACAAAGGATAAGCTTCCACTTTCATAACAAAAGTAGAGTAAACGCTTTTACTTCTTTCAAACCCACACTTCAAAAGGATTTCATCAGTAAGTGGAATAGGATTAATTAGTTCTAAGGGATTACCCCATACCTCATTTTTGCCGCCTAAGGTATCAATTATATAAACTTCTTCCCCCTCTTGTTCTTCTTCGTATATTGATTTAACTATAAATAATTCAGAAGAATAATCGTCATGGGTCACTATATTTCCTACTCTTAATTCATTTGGTTGTAGCATGATAGATATTTTTTTTCTGTAAATATATCAAAACAATTCTCTACCTCCTAACTTGTTTTTGATTAATTCGAGTACTCCGTTGTAAATATCATACATGTCTTTTTTGTCCTCTTGTCCTTCCCATTCCGAGAAGCTGTTACCCTCGAAAAACTTCCATGAAAACACTCGCTTTGCTCTCTTCGATAGTTGCAGACTATTGAATATACTTCTTACTTGTTGCATTTTTAGTAGTATATCTCCTGATCTGTCCTGTTCCGCATCTTCCTCATCGATCAGATCTAACCTTTGAAAGTCAACATTGCATCTACCGATAATGATCGATATTTATGCTTATATGGTGATGTCGGGGACTGAATGTTTAATTTTATCATCTGCAAAACAAAGAAATCGAGTTCCCGGTATTGTCCCTTCTTGCTTTCGTACAGTTGCAGGACATAAGGCTCATTGGTCCCGCATTTCTCTATAAGCATCGCCAGAACTTCATTCAATACATCGACAGCCTCTTCATTCATCCCATGATGTGAGCAATGGTATACTGCATAATCGAGCCAACGATCATATCTTTGTGAAATGTGTATACAAAAATCACGACATCAGCAGCCTCAGCTATTTGTCCGCTATCCCGAAGTCGGTTTAACGATGGAGCCGGGTTTTGGCTATCCCTGTTCAGCTGTGATAAGGCAATAATCCATATATCCAGTTCTTTGGCCAAATTCTTCAATCGTCTTGCCACATCAGCCATTTGCTGTTCTTTATTACTACCTTTCATGTTCACACTAAGGATCTGCAAATAGTCGATTACAACACCGTCAATTTGGTATTTTGAAACCATTGCCCGAATAGAATTTATTATCGTATCAATGTTTGAGGTACTTCTATCGTCGAATAAAATGGATGAATTGTATAATCCGTTTATTGATTTATCGAGCCGCTCAAACTGCCAATCATCCAAAGGGCTATAGAGAATTTGACTTGATGAGATACCGCTTTCCATGGACATTAACCGTGCAGCCAATTGCTCTTTTTTCATTTCCAGAGAATAAACTGACACTTTTGTCCCATGCTTTACGGTATTATTCAATATGGATAAAGCCAAAGATGTTTTCCCTTGTGATGTTTCTGCAGCAATAATAATCAAATCCGATTTTTGTAGACCTCCGGTCTTTTTGTCTATCTTTTGAAAACCGGTTGGCGATCCGGTCAAAACAGTCTTTGATGATTTATTATCTTCAACTATTTTGTAAACAGACTTAACTGCATCTTTTATCGATGAAATATTATTTTCTGAAAATGAATAGATATTCTCTAAAAACTGACCCGCATAAGAAGAAATGTCTAAAATATCATCACGCTCTGATTGTCCTTTTGATTGAAGATAAATTCCAAGGTCTATGAACTTTCTTCTGGTTGAAAGGTCATTTAACCGACAAGTATGTGAGTAAAGATTTGTCATGGAGGAATAATCACAGACTTTCATTAATTCTACAACTTTTAAGATAGTTTGATCAGATCTTTCGATAGTTCGAGTTTAACCAAACTACTGGCTTGATTAGCAAATACAGATACCCGTTTATTAATTCATCGGTTGGCTTGATTAAGCCTTTTAAAATGGTTGCGATTTTAAGAGGAAGGGCAAAGCTTATTTGCTCTGTCATTGATTCGTCCCGAAGTTCTAACAAAGCAAGCTTATGACCGTCGGAAGCTACAAAGCTGATTTGTCCTTCTACAATATCTAGATAGACAGAGGTCATTATGGGGAGAAGATCATCGGTAGATGCACAGAAGATCGTTTTTTCAATGCCATTTAGTAAGACCTTAGAAGGTATTGAAATTCTTGTTGCATTGGCAACATCTTTTTCTTTGGGAAATTCTTGTGGTGATAGCCCGGCTAGTTCAAACTTACCGCCTTTGTACTTGACAGTGACAGCTAACTTTTCATCAATGGAAATCGTGATAGGCTGTTCCGGTAATGTCTTTAGGGCCTCAATCAGTAATTTTGGCTCAATACAAATGGAAATAGTGTTTTCGGTTAAAATGCCATCGATGAAAGTGTTTATCCGACCTTCGGTATCGGCTGCCGAGATCTTAACCGAACCATCTTGAATTTCCAAGTGAACATTGTCCATGATAGGAAGCGTGTTCTTCGAGGAAATGATTTTACTTACCGACTGTAGCCGGCTTAATAATTCTGATTTTGAAATTGTAATTGTTATCATAGTGCCTTTTGATTTTGAAGGCTACCAGACAAAGTGTTGTAGAGGTTTTTAAAAGAAAGTATGAGGTAGGTATATAAACACAAAAAATCCAAATCTCATACTTTCGTATAAAATGGCTCAAGTCTAAAAGTCGGTTGATAACTTCTCAAAATTTCTATCTTTGTAAAAAAAGATTGGATTCAACAGAAGTTTTACGGGCCTTTTTACCCGATTGGCTATTCGATTATTTTGATATTGTTCAATTGGATAATCAGGACGCTCGATTAGATATCTATTTAGATGAAAGGAAAGTTATTCCTCTAGAGTATAAAGATCAGCCTATCAGTGCTTATGGTTTTACCGGGGCATATACTGTTCAGGATTTTCCTATTCGTGGCAAAGAGGTTTATCTGCATCTTCGTCGTCGCAAATGGCTCTTGCTTGAGAGTCGGGAAATTGTTAGCTGCCAATACAATATTGCTTACGAAGGCACAAAGCTTACGGCTGATTTCGTGGCTTTTTTAAAAGCTACGAATTGAATCAGAGTCTGTCAGTATCACCACTATCGCCCGATTTTATGGTGTTTGTGGCAAACAACTTAACTATCAGTATAAAGAGTTTATTTCTTCGTACAGAGATTGGAATCAGCTTGCTCATGCTGATCAATATGTGCTTTTCAAGGAAAATATGGGAGAGCAGCTTAGTATTGATGAAACCTGTTTGTCTCAAGGTGAACTTTATACTATTGTGACCAACAAATCCGCTAAAGGCAAAAAAGGGACACTGGTAGCTATGATAAAGGGAGTTAGTAGCGATATTGTTATTCGTATCTTAAAATTATTACCGCATTCCAAACGCAAGAAAGTCAAAGAAATAACATTAGATCTATCAGCTACTATGAAACGTATTGCTTGTTCTTGCTTTACTAATGCTCAGTTGGTTAGCGACAGGTTCCATGTTCAACGACTTATGGGTGAAGCTCTTTCTGATATGCGAGTAGATCATCGCTGGAAAGCTATTGATTTGGAAAATGATGAGATCGATTTAGCCAAAGAACTGGGTAGAAAATATATCCCTCATACTTTTGAAAATGGAGATACGAGAAAACAACTTTTAGCTAGAAGTAGACATATTGTGCTAAAAAATAGATCTAAATGGACTAAAACACAAGAACAAAGAGCCGAAATACTTTTTCGAGAATACCCCGATCTTGAACAAGCTTATGAAATATCCATGGAACTGAACACTATTTATAATCAACGAATTTCTCCCGGATTAGCCATGACAAAGCTTAATAAATGGTATGCAGAAGTTGAGAAGCTGAATATGAAATTCTTTAAATCAGTTGTTAAAACAATGCAAAACAACTATCTGACCATATGCAACTACTTTGAAAATAGATCCACTAATGCTTCGGCTGAGTCGTTCAATGCAAAAGTGAAGGCTTTTAGAAGTCAATTTAGAGGAGTAAGAGATATACCATTCTTCATATTTAGGTTGACTAAGATTTTTGCATAAAATAAATTATCAACCAACTTTTAGGATTGATGGCCTATTCTTGGTTTAACTTACACCCTTAAAAAAACACCTTTTTGACAATAAAAAAAGACAGCTACATAATTGTAACTGTCTTTTTTAACGTGGTGCCACCAGGAATCGAACGAACGATTTAAGTGGCTATCAATCTGAATAATATTTTTTTCAAAAAGAAGAATAATCTCTAAAAAGTCACCAAAAACATACTACGTTTTGCACTTATCTGCTCTTAGGCTATTTCCATTACAAAAATACGAAAAATTATTCAATGACAATCCATTTACCGGATCTATTAGTTCCCTCACGCTTAAGAACTCCGTCTTTATTGAGATTCTTGATGTGATACTTAACTCCATTAAGACTTATCCCCAATTTTTCTGCTAACTCTTTTCTTGTAATATAAGGATTCTCTTTTATTGCCTCTATTATCTTTAGGATACTATCAGTATAACGTTGAGATATTACTGAGGTAGTCACTGGGGTAGCATTGGGGGTAGTCGCTGGGGTAGCATTGGGGTAGTCACTGTTATTTTCGGGATGATTTGGGGATGTTTCTTTGGTGTTGTCTTGTATATCAGCCCCAAAGCCTTCCTCGAAATACTTCTTTGATATATTTTCCACTACCCTGAAAGCAGTACGAAAAGAGAAATCAAATTTGGCTTCTCCATTCCCGTTATCCTTCAATTCCTTTTGAACCCGATAAACACCTCTACTAAAACGGTTCACGTATCCCAAGACCTTCATTGCCTCTGCAATAAACGGATTCCGATAATCACTTACATTAGGGAAGTTCTCCGGACTGACCTTACCATACAATCCCCCTGGATTTTGAATCTCAATCCGGTCATCGTATTCATAAAACTGAATAGGAGAATTCGAGTCATAATCACGGTGCATGATCGCATTCATCAAAAGCTCACGTGTTGCCCAATAGGGATAGGTGGAAATAATCTCTTCCCGTAGAACACTCACCGGAATAGGACGCTTGGTCGATACACTTGTTTCAATAAAGGTATCTATCTTCGGAAGTGATTTACATAAGTTTCCGTCAAACTTAAACTCATGAATAATATCGCCTGACCGGTCTAAACCTTTAAAACGCACATATTGAACGTACGAACCATGCACATATCTTTCCGGATTATTTCCGAAAAGAACAATCGCCCCCACAGTTGGGGAATTATAACTCAAATCGAAAAAGCCGAGTGAAGCTAATTGTTCTTCTATGGAACGTTTATCTTCCGCCAATATCTCTTCCGTTACCGCTTTAGTCAGAAACTCTTTTTTGATAAGCGACACATCCAAATCTTTCAACGAAGCTCCAAGGCATGGTTTGGCATCATACGTGCGAACATTTGACAATCGTCTTTCAGTCAAAATTTTCTCCTCCATTTCAGAAGCCGGACTTTTTCGAGGACCAACCCGTACCCACACGCGTCCTCTATAACGGACCGGAGGAAACTCCGACGGCTGCACTTCCGCAACAAGTAAATCACCTCCTTCAAAAGTGAATTTTTCGACAGTCATCAATGGTTGAGGAAGAATATTCCCATCTGTTCGGATATTAGCAATCTTCAACAATAAGGTGTCATCTACTTTCAATCCGCTTAGCTCTCCATTGTCATGTGCACCAATCATCAAATAACCATTCTTTCCATCTCCCGAAAGATCGTTGGAAAAAGCACATATCGCCTGACAAAATTTATCCATATCATTTTTGGACGTTGTCCGCTCTACACTATGACATTCGGTATCGGCGAGGAGTTGAAGTATTTCTTGTTTGGTAATCATACTACATTCAAACTATTACTTGTTTTATCAAACTCATGATGTATTCCAAATTTTGCGTATCGGAAACAGTCACTTCATAGTCCCCATTTCCCCAATGCCCTTTACGAGATACGTCATTGGTTATATTTTTTGGATCATCCAAATCTCCTTTATGCATATTAATCCATATTTTCAATCCTTTTTGTTGCACATGGATATCGGCAAGATTTTTGTCTTTTTTGAATGCAATATATAATTTCTTTGGAAATAGGTCTATATCAGTCGCTAAATTCATAATTGCATGCTTATAAGTTTCATATAATTCGATTATTTCTTCGGATTTCCCGGCTAAATGATCTTCTTCTGTATATACTTTTATCTCATCAACCACTTTTCCGATAGTTGACTCTTCCTTTGTCTGTACTTGCTTGATGCTGGGTGCCGACTGTGATTTCTTTATCGGGTTAATGACAATAATCTCATTCTCAAAACGCTTTATTTCCCAAAGCTCAATAGGGAGATCCTTGAAATTCGACGACTGTCGCTGGAAATCAGTAAACGAAGGCGCTATAAATATGACTTTGCTTTGCGACCAATCGACCTCATTACGTTTGAGATTATTTTTCTGCGATTCGTTATATTCGACAATAAAGTCGGCTTTGTATTCCAGCATCAAGTTGAGATAAGAAACACCCTGATCAACCACACTGTAGTTCCGATCACGCTTGTATTCAATAAGTACAAACGAGCGGTTTTCTTCATCAAAAGCCAAGGTGTCGATACGATTGTTCTTTATGCTAAACTCAGACTTGATGAATGTATAACTGGATATCTGCTCCAAGTTATTTTCAACGATTGTCTGAATCTCTTTTTCGAGTTTAAAAGGCTTTTCTTTTAGGGTATTCAGTATGCTTTTGTTTTGTTGGAATAGTTGCATGAGTTTTCTTTTTTATTTTTCCTAAATAAAATACCGATAGTCATATTCGTTTTTAGAACTTGAATCTATTAACTTGCCAATTCTTGCAATATCATTTGAGGAACAAATTGTTACAGGTAATTGTGAGTACATATTTAAAGAATTCCAATTCATTTTTGTAAGGCCTAAGATTTCATTAGCAATCTGCTCAAGACTTCCTGTTCCATAGTGTTTGATAATACGCAAAGGCTTAGGAATATATCGACCTCCAGGATAAAAACTATACTGCGGATTGCGTACTGATGGTATAATACCATGTGCCCATAGCAGAGCTTCTTTTTCATTTAACTGGATACATGTTCCTCTTGAAACAGAATATCCATCAATCTTCGCCTCTCCATTTATAATTTTACTTGAGGTATATTTAATGTTATCCTCAAAATTAATTTCTATCAAATCAATAGATTCTATCTTATTACTGTCAGACAGACTATTAATGATACCTTGTTTTTCTTCTTCTGTGAAAAAAGTTCTTTTATGGATAACAATTCGCTTCGGTAGTTCATTCATTGATTCATAAAATAACCCAACAATGTTTTTTCCAAACTCATAGGCATCATCATAACATAAATGTGGTTTTTTATGCCTCCAATGTATCTTATCATTACTGATCCTAGACAATTTGAATTTCAATCCTTCTCCTGATGAACTATAAATATGACTACAGCCTAAAACTATATGCCCTTTGGCATCTATTTTATTGTCAACACTATATCCAAGACCAGCAAAAGCTATTGTTTTGTCTGTATTGGCTAAAATCCAAGGAATTCTTAATGACTTGACAAAAAAAGACAACGACAACCACCAATGAATTTGACATTTTTGACTTAAATCATGGAGGGTTTTCTCTCTTATCAACTGAGACATAATGCCTTTTTCTGCACAAAAAGCCTTTATATAATCATGAAGGTCGAAAGACTCTCCTTCAATTGTATATGAGGTATAATCTTCCCATCTTCGAGGAATATAAATGACAACGATTTTCCTATTAGTCGTGGAGCTTATCTTTGTAATGCTATCACATATCATTTGCCTAACTTCTAATGCTCCTTTTTTAACATCATCTTTTGAAACTATCTCTTTCAATGTTATCCATTCGTCATCTTTAGGTGTTGGTATATTAAGACTGATACCGTATGTTTTAAAAAAACCTTCAAAATCAATTATATAATTGTCATTTTGATTATATTTTTTAATTTGTTGATTTTGATTTTCTAAAAATTGAAAAAGAATAGAAGTGTCTTGTTCTGGTGAAATAATACTTAGCTCAACAGTATTTGGAAGAAAGATGTTTATTCCTGTTTCATAAGGCTTATTTAATAATAATCCTCTCATAGGATGCGTATCAGTTGCAGTCCGATTACCATTGTTAGTCGAAAATAACAATGGAACTTCCTTGAATTGAATTCCCTTAAAATTCAAAAGGTTATTACGAACATTATGCGAATTTTGATATTGATTGTTCAAATCACATACATTTGTGAAAATAGGTGCTTTGGTTACTCTAAACTTAAATCCAGTTCCTGAATTATAAGGAAATTCATATTCATTGTTAGTTTTAAAAAATATATCTCTCCAATGATTGACATAATCGTTAAACTTATTATTCCACATTTTATGAAAAAACTTCAATCCTACGTTTTGAATTATAGCCTCATCTACATCAGCATTTGCTAAAATGAAATCGGGGTTTAAAGATAAATAGCATCCTCCAGATATTTTGTCAAATGATAGTTTTATTGCGTTGAAAACTTTTTGACTGTCTATGGTTTGGAATTCATTTTCAGACCAGATTCTTCTTTTGAAATCCGTTTTTAGCCCATTTTGTTGCGCCAATATTTTACAGATTGTAGATAAAAGCAATCTTGAAATAGAGCTGTTGTATATTTTTATATTTCCCAACGGTTTCCGGCTAACATCTCCATTTATTATATCTTTAAATGTTGCTTTTATCACATCTAAGCGACCAAATGTCCAAATTTGTCCGTTATATGGTATTGCTGTTACATTGGGGTTTTCTAATACTTTTTCATCTACATACCGCCAAGACTCTCCACCTAATTGAGCATTAAAAACAAATACTTCATTAGGAAAATCGATTTTGAAGATATTACTTTTAAGTATTTTATTAATTCTTTCAGGATTTAGGTTAAATGGAGTTGCTGTTTCTTTAGATTCGGTTGTTTTGTGTAATTCGATTAATTCTGCTTTCAGGATAGTGTTTTCTTCAACAGCAACTTGTACTATTTTTCTAAGTGCAGAATCAAATCCATCAGTAGAAATATAAAAAGCATTCCGTCCGTTATTTTTTGCAAATAGGAGTAACTCCTCTACATCCGAATTAATACAGTCCCCATAACCACACCAATATAGCATCCCTCCACCGGGCTTACTATATGCTTCTTTTAAAGCTTCCATTAAAGAGGCATCCCTGCCACTATATCCTACAACAATAAAATGTTTATCTTGAAGATAATCAATTAATTTCCTCCTAAATGTATTATCTTGATTCAAAAGCTCTTCCTCTGTATTTTTTAAATCTCCATACTTAAAATCGCCGTGTAATTTAATTACGGGTAATTCGGTTCGATTTTGAGATCTCTGATTTATTCGTTGAACAGAGTCTAATGTTATTTCTATGGCCTGTATTCCACTCCCAGCACAAGCAGTCATTACCAATTCATCCAAATTAGTTGTCCAAACACTATCTAACATTCCTTGTTTAGCAAGTATAGGTATAGTCTTATATCCAATTGAAGGTTTTTTCCCAGAGCAAATTTTTTGAAAATACTGCCTTCTGTGTTCATCTATCGGATAACATCTTTTTGCGTAAAAAGAATATTCTTCCTTACTGCCTTTTTCGGGATAAACACCTTGGTTATTTAGCCAGTTTTGTATGATATTTTGTGTGTTAGAGTTTTTATAGTTTTCAACCCATCCCAAAGCGGATTGATTGTTTGTCTTGTAAATATCTCTTTTCCACTCCCAAATACAATCTTCAGCAGAGGGAATATCTGAAGTAATAGAACAACCCGCACCAAGTAATAATGAAAATGTGTCATTTTTACTTATCTGGATAGCTCTCTGAAACTCGTCAAAACTTAGTCTACTATTTTCTTTTTCCTCTTGAATAACCATCTTTTTAATTCGTCTTTAAGCTTATATTCATTCATTCATTTTTTTGAATATCTTTTTCATCATCAACTCTTTGACCAAATCACCAAACATCTTATCTTCTAAAATCTTTTCAAATATTTCTTGATTTTGATCCATTCGGCTAATTAATGTATCAATAAATTTGTCATTGAAAGCAAATTTGAATGTGTCGATTTTATTTACCCTTGCCTGTGTCTGTAGAGTTTCATCTCCTAATAACTCAGCTTCTATCTGCTCGAAGAATAGTTTATCAGCCTCTTCGAATTCTGTCCCGAAACGGTCGTTTAGTACATTGATTATTTCAGACAACAACGCTTCTTCATCTTTAGCTCTCTTTAGTCCAGCTTCTGACGTTCCACTTAATTCACCATCTTCGCCTTTTTGTAGTTCAATAGCACCTTCCTTTATTTTTTGTAAACGATAGTATTCCAAGGCAATCTCATTATCCAAGTGTAATGATTCAGAAAGTTCTCGTTTCGGAAGTCTTGTTTGGAGCAGTTTAGCGTATGCGTAAAATTTCTCAAACTCGACATCAATAAATGGCATAATTTGAGAAAGGAATGAGTATAAATTCGTCCAAGAACGTAATCCCTTCTTAAATTCGTCTTGCTTTTCCTCATCTTTTATTGCTCTGAATCGATCAATTGCAGCGTCGGTAAATGAATATAAGTATCTTTGTTGCTTCGGATTATTCAGTTTCGTTATCGGGTCGAAATAGATATTAGCAAATCCATCAATTTCCTGATTCCAGTATATTTGAAATTCATCTAATCGCGCTTTCAAATCATATAAATGATTGATGTTTGTTTCTTCTGTTACAGAAGTTATCTCATAATAGGGTTGAAAAGAATCAAGTATGGTTTGTCTATCATTCACAAAATCTAAAACAAAGGTTTCTTCTTTACCTGGGCAAGTTCTGTTTAAACGTGAAAGGGTTTGAACAGCTTTAACACCTGAAAGTTGTTTGTCAACATACATGGTATGCAACAGTGGTTGATCAAATCCGGTTTGATATTTGTCGGCAACGATTAGGATCTTGTATTCATCTTTCTCAAAAATAGTTGGAAGTTCTTTTTCACTAAAGCCCGTCATTTGAGGTTCTGAAACTCCATCGGGAGTGTTATCATCAATTATTTTTCCTGAAAAAGCAACCAGAATTTTAATCTCCCTGTCATAGCCCATTTTCTTTATATATCGCTCAAAGTCTTCGAAATAACGCTTTGCCTGAAGCCTTGAACCGCAAACCAACATAGCTTTGGCTCTACCTCCGATTTTTTTTGAAACTATATCTCTAAAATGTTCTATAATAATTTCTGTTTTCTGTGCCAGATTGTGAGGGTGTAATGAAATATACTTACCTATGGCTTTTGCTGCTTTCTTTTTATTTAACTGAGGGTCGTCTTGAATAGCTTTAGCCAGCTTATAATACAATTCGTAAGTTGTATAATTCTGCAACACATCTAATATAAAGCCTTCTTCAATAGCTTGCCGCATCGAATATAAATGAAACGGCTTAGGTTTCCCATCTTCGTCTTTATCCCCAAAAACTTGTAATGTTTTGTATTTTGGAGTTGCAGTGAAAGCAAAAAATGAGATATTACTTTGCTGACCTCTTGCCTCTGCTGATCTTTCAATTTCGTCTCTTATAAAATCATCTCCACTGTAATCATCTTCAAAGTCCTCTCTATTTACATCTTCCAATACTTTAACAGCTAACACTTCTTTTAGTCTTTTGCTGGCTTCTCCTCCTTGCGAGCTATGAGCTTCATCTACAATTACCGCATATTTTCGATCTGGTAACTCACCAACTTTATCTATCACAAAAGGAAATTTTTGTAGTGTTGTAATGATAATATTTGTGCCATATCCCAATGCTGCTGCCAACTGGTTGCTATCTTTATCTATCTTTTTTACGACCCCAGTTTTATGCTCAAATTGGTAAATAGTATTCTGTAATTGTTGGTCGAGGACTTTACGGTCGGTTACAACAATTACTGAATCGAAAATTCGTTGATCCAAAACATTATGCAAGCTTGACAAACGATAAGCCAACCAAGCAATAGAGTTGCTTTTTCCTGAACCGGCAGAATGTTGAATCAGGTAGTTCTTACCGGAACCAACTTCTAATACTTTTTCTCCTATTTTCCTAACGGCATCTAACTGATGATAACGAGGAAATATCATTTTTTCTTTCTTATAAGTTCTTCCTTCCGCCTCAATTTCCTCTGTTTGTAGATGTACAAATTGTTGAATGATTTCCAACCAACTGTCTTTTTGGAGAATATCTTCCCAAAGATAGGAAGTTCTGTAGCCTACCGGATTTTGAGGATTGCCTTTCCCGTTATTCACACCTTTGTTAAAAGGTAGCCAATAAGTTTTGCTGTCATCCAGTTTTGTAGTCATAAACACCTCATCCTGATCGACTGCAAAATGCACCAATGCTCGTTTTTTAAAAGTGAATAATAACTCCCTATTATCTCTGGTAGTACTGTATTGTTTCAATGCATTACCAACATTTTGCCCTGTAAATTGATTTTTAAGTTCTAAAGTTGCAACCGGAATACCGTTTAATGACAGTAAGACATCTACCGAGTTTTTGTTTTTTGTGCTGTAATAAATTTGGCGATAAACCTTCAAGTTGTTTTGACTATATAATGTCATTGCATCAGGATTCAAAGCCGATGCGGGCTTAAAAAATGCCATTTGAAAACGTACTCCATAATCGACAAATCCATTGCGGAGAACATCCAAACTACCTCTCAGATCTAACTCTTTGTACAAACGTTGAATAACCCGATTACCGGCATCGCCACCATGAATAGTGGATATTTTCTCCCAACGCTTGGGCTGCGATTCTTGCAAAAAGCTGATAACTTCATATTTAAACATTCCTAATTCAGGACTATAATCTTGAGCATTACCCTCGGTATAACCGCCACACTCGACTAATGATTGTACTAATGCTGTTTCAAACGTATTTTCAGTGGTTATCCTCATGCTTCTTCTCTATTTTCTGGTTGCTCTTGCTTTTCTTGCATTTGAATAAATTGCCTGTATGCAATATCTTTGAAGATCAATCGAAGTTCGTGTTTTACTTTTTCCGAAAGTCCCTCTTTCAGAAAACCAGATTCTTCATCAAAGCATTCCTGTACAAAATCTAAGTTGTCTTGATATAATTCTCCTGTAATATTGGTAAGCCTTATAGGTAAATCAGACTCAATAACTTCAAAGGTGTCCGGATTAAAGTAGCGAACCAACGGCTTGTTGATTTCATTGTATTCTCGCCCTTGAAAACAGGGCTTACCTTTGCTTGACTCCCAATAAATACCAAAGAATTCTGTGCGGTTGGATTTGTAAACCTTTGCAATTTGCAAGCTTCCGTCCACTTCTCGAATGGATTTATTCAAAGAAATATCCTTTAATACCCTCAATGGCTCCATATCCAATGGGTCATCTTGTTTATCTTCTTTGAAAATCAACTCCTTGTATGCTTTTTTTGCATCTTCTTCAATATCAGTATCCGTTGCTTCTCCTATAAAAGTATAGAATCGTTTTTTGGACAAGTCTGCTGTTAATTCATCGAAAACAAAGCCCTCAACATCTTTTTTGTAATATAATTTCCAGACTCTAAATGAACTGGATTTCCAATCCCACCCGCCAAACAAAAATCGCGCTTGTCCTCGTAATTCATGAATATCCTCGCCCTGTATTTCGGATATTACTTTTGAAACAAGATCAGTAAAAAGCTCAGATAAATAATTTACTACATCCTCAATAGAAGACCTTGGGCTGTTTAGATACTCATTCAAATGGATTGACGAGATTAAATTGAGCACTAATGGGTAGGCTCTAAGAGTGCTTCCTGTAAAACAAAGCAAACAATCTTTACGAGGAAGTTCGAAAAGCTTTATTCCGTGCTTCCACTTCTCTCCTCCTGTTAGGCAGCTATCAGTTGCAAATATTAACTCTTCGCTAGCGTTAACTTGACGGATATAGGCTGTACAAAGTGTCATATCTTAATCTGTTACTTTTATTTTCCCAGTTACGACTTCACTGATTAATGTTGTGCGGTATTCGGTTAATAGTTGAATTAATCTTTCCGTTTTTATCATCTTACGATCGATTTTATCGCATTCTGTTTTTATATGACAAACAATTGATTGTTGTTCTCCAATTGGAGGAGTAATAAAAATTAGATTTTTGGTTTTACTTTGATTCAATATTGGCAACGTTGTATAATCTGCCTCAAGAGTAACCATTTTCTTATTCCCAACTAAATAATAGTACCCAAAAAGAGGATTGTATTTACCTTGAAAAAATGATATTATATTGATTTGTTGATTTGCAGACGCTTTTTCTCTAAAGAAACTGACTTTCCCAAGAGTAGCACCTATACTTACCAAATAGATCGAGTATTCTGGAAATAGTTCAACTTCATTTGTGCTTATAGCTTCAGGGATTAATTTACGTTTTGATTCTACTAGTTCGTTATTCCTCTCAAAATCTGCTGGAGTAAACCAATTAATTTGTCCATTTTCAAAAAAATCAACCATAGAAGACTGTATTTTCGGAGTTCGCCCTGTTTGCACTCGAGCTATGTTTTTCAATCTTTTTAATTCCCAATGCTCCGGAATCTCTCCCAGCCAATCAATCCCGCTATCCTTCATTTTCACATCAGGATTAATGCCTTTTGTAACCGTCTGATTGATAATAGCTGTTTTTTCTTCTTCGTAAAGTAGAAGTAAGCGTTTTTTGTTAGCTATAAGTTCATCTACTTCTGCTGCTTTACGATCTAAGAATGTGGCGATTGCTGATTGTTCAGTAATTGTTGGAAAAGGAAAGGCAAATTCTACAAATACATTTTGATATAAATGTTGAATAGTCGAACCATATGATGTAAGAGCATTAAATTGAGTAAATGAATTAGATTTTAGAATCCAAAATAGAAATTTAGTTGAAAAGTCTTTATTTGTAGAGCGAACAACAAAAATTCCACTATTTAAACATGCAGGCTTATCAAGTCCGCTCACAATTGCAAGCTTTCCGATAGTCCCATCTTTTGTTATCAATAAATCTTCATCTTGTAGTTGAATGTAGGGATCTTCTTCATACCTCTCCTTGCTAATGTGATAACAAGCATCCCATTCCACAGATCCATTATTAAAATCAGAACCTGTTACTAAATAAGAAAAACCTTCTGTTAGAAACTCATCCGATTTTAGACCTTTCCAACCAACGCGAGCTTTAACATAACATAGGTGCTTTATTTTCTTAGTTTTCCAACAACTCGGAACATCCCCAATCCATTCAATACCAGAGTCTTTATATGAATCATATTTTTTCATATATCTAACACTTTTGTTTCCGCATCTACAGACTTTGCTTCCAAATCCAAAATATCCTTCCGAATATCTGCTAATGAACGTAATGGTTTGAATTCGTAGAAATACTTGGTAAAATTAATTTCGTAGCCAACTTTAGTTTTGCTGTGGTCTACCCATGCTTCGGGTAAGTGTGGCTTCACCTCGGTATCAAAATATTCTTCTATCGTTTGCGGTACAAGTTTCCCATCGGCATTTTTTTTTAAGAATGGAATATTTTCATAATCGCGCAATGATGTGTCTGGCTTAGGCTGTCCTTTGCTTTTTACTACTTTCCCATTCTCTTTTAACGGCTGCTCCACCGTTATCCGCCAATATCCAAAGTATTCGTTCGGTAGAATTTTACAGAACTCCCCTTCTTGAAAATTGCCGTAAATCTGTGTAATAAATCCAATACCTTTGGTATTTCCATTCTCTGCAATTGCTTTACGTTTGCTGCCTAAACTGCGATCCATCTTGCGCCAGAAACGATTGAATTCCAACTTCCCTTCTTTTAGCAACTCGTCATCTTTCGACCCGGTGGCGTTAATTAGCTGTATTTTTCCTTTTCGTTCTTTGCTTTTATGATTGGTAACAATCCACACGTATGTGCTTATACCAGTGTTGTAAAACAACTGATCGGGTAGAGCTACGATAGCTTCCAACCAATCGTTTTCGATAATCCATTTGCGGATATTGCTTTCACCGCTTTCTGCCGAACCTGTAAACAAAGGAGATCCGTTAAACACAATTCCGATACGGCTTCCATCGCTTTTCATTTTAGAAATCATGTGTTGTAGAAATAGCAAAGAGCCATCGTTAATGCGAGGTAGTCCGGCACCAAAACGTCCGCTCATCCCTTTATTATCAGATTCTGCTTTAATTATTTTCTCCGCCTTCTTCCAGTCTACACCAAAAGGAGGGTTGGATAGCATATAATCAAACTTTTCATCTTCTAATCCATCCACCGTAAACGTGTTTCCAAACTTTACATTCCCCGGATTTTGTCCTTTTATCAACATATCCGATTTGCAAATAGCATACGATTCCGGGTTGATCTCTTGTCCAAAGACTTTCAATTCAGCATCGGGATTAAGCTCTTTTATATATTGTTCGGCAATAGAAAGCATACCACCTGTTCCACAAGCCGGATCATACATTGTTTTAACAATACCTTTCTGTGTCAGCATTTCTCGGTCCTCAATAAACAGAAGATTCACCATCAGTCGGATAATCTCTCTTGGAGTAAAGTGCTCTCCGGCTGTTTCATTAGATTGTTCTGAAAAACGACGGATTAAGTCTTCAAATACGTAGCCCATTTCCATCGAATCCATGTCAGTCAGGTCTATTTCCTGAAAAGCTTTAACTACCCTGAAGAGAATATCGGTTTTAGGGTCGTCCATTCGATCAATTTGGTCATCAAAATTGAAGTATTCTATGATTTCTCGTGCGCTTGTTGAAAATCCATTAATGTAGTTTCTTAAGTTTACAGCTACATTGTTGGGGTCAGCTATCAATTTATCAAAACAGAATTGGCTTCTGTTGTGGAAATTGAAACCAGCTATTTTATTGAGTGCAATATCCTTTGCGCTCTCCTTTAAGGATTCCACTCTTGGCAAGTAATCCAGTACCTTTTGCTTACTGAAAGCAAGTACACAGTCCAACCGCCGCAGAACAGTCATCGGGAGAATAACTTTACCATAGTCAGACTGCTTATAGTCACCTCTAAGCAAATCTGCAACCCTCCAAATCAGATCTGCTTTTTCTTTAAAATTCTTCATATCTATTTTTTTTCTTTATTATCCACAATCAAATCCTTAACATTCACACTCAATAACTCAGCAATCTGAAAAAGCGTCTCCAAACTCGGCTGTTTCCGGTTGCAAGCATACGCATTGACCATTTTGAAACTCTTGCCCAGTTTTTCGGCAAGCCAAGTTTGTTTGATCCCTTTTTCATTGAGAACCTCTTTGATTCGATTCATATATTAAGAACTTTAATTTGCTCTCAAAGTTAGGAAATATTACGGGATAATAATGAGGATCATCTTCTTTTTAGATATTCCTGTTCAAATCTCTGCGTCAGTTCAATTATTTGTTGGTTTGTAGTAACTAATTCGATTGTGATTTTCTCTAATTTATAAAGCATGGAAAGTGCTGCCTTCTCAGAATAATGACTGTGAAGTTGCTTCACTATCTGATTATAATTGACACCAATTGCACGAAATTGAGCGTACAATTGAGTTAGCTTTGAGATATACTCAATGGCTCCTTTATCTGTTTTAACAACATGAAACGACTGCTTGAAAACTCTCGCTTTGATAAATGTCGCTTTGGCATAAACACCGGATTCTTCAAACATGGATAAGAATTGGGCATATTCCTGATCCGAAAAACGAACCATGACACAGTTTTTTGCAGGATCACTTTTGGAAGGGCGACCGCCCTTATTGTATTTCTTTCGTTTTACTTCTTCCATATTATTATTGTATGTGGCAATGCCACCATTAGTAAAAATCGCACGACTTCGGAGTGTGATTATCCCCCTTGTGGGGCAAGCGTTTTGAGTAACCCGAAATGAAATGAGTTACTCAAAACACAGCTTGCTATTTACCGTTTGCAAATACGTATCTTCGATACCATTGAAGCAAAAACCTTGACAGGTAATGTTTTTACTCTATTTAGTATAGCTGATAGTTGTAGCACAACTACATTTTTCTCCAATATTCAATATCTTCTCCAAATTCTTTAAGGTGATGAATAGCCATATTCTCTAAAAAGCCAGAAGCACTCATTCCTTTGTACCCAAGCCTCCGCGCAATCTCGTCCAATTGTTCCCTTAACTCTTCACTGATAAAAACAGGCTTTCGGTGTTTGATCTTTGGTGTTATAAGATACAGGTCTCTATATTTCTCGAAAGCGGCTTTTCGTTGGCGAGGGCTACTTCGTTTGGTATTATCATCTGCTATAGTTGATTTACTATCTACATCAGCAATGTCAACACCAGTTGATGCACTTATTGTATTAGATAAATCACTTTCTGTTTGAATATGATCCGCTCCTTGAGGTGGAAGGAGTGGACGGGCAGGCATACTTGGATTATTTCTTTTTTCTTTGTTTTTGAAGGAAGATATGACAAAACTTGCATTGATATCATTTAAGTTCACTTCATCTTTTTCTTTTCCCATGATAAATTTTGTTTTATAAATTAGTACTATTTGTCGTAGTTAATATCTTAACTGTATTAACTCTTGCAAATAAAATAACTATTCATTAATCAGGAATACGTCATGGTTTTCATGCTGTGTTTTGCTATAAAATAGACCATACCAGAGCCAAAAATACTCAAATCGGTGCCACTTGCTGCCAGCTCTCGATTTTGTGCTGTTTCTGTAGATATCCCAACTTATATTTGTTCTGAAAATAAGAATAGTAACTTCTAAATTATACAATATGAAAATTATTAATATTGAAGAATCTGTATTCGAGAAAATGATGGATCAATTTGGAGTATTTACCCGGAGGGTAGAAGCTATCTGCAATCGGAACTGTGATAAAAGTATGACAAAATGGCTCGATAATCAGGATGTATGCATGATTCTAAATATCTCAAAACGTTCGTTACAAAACTACCGGGATAATGGAACGCTCCCTTATACGCAGATCGGTCATAAAATGTTTTACAGAGCCAACGATATTGAGCGGATTGTTCCTGTTATCACGCAGAAAGAAAAGGAATTGATTTATAAAAGAAAGGATCGTAGATAATGGGCAATGATAATTTGATAACACAGAGTGACGAACGAATCGTATTCTTTTTCAAATCTCTTGAAAAAATGTTGGATGGCTTGGAGAATCTAACGGAGAATTATCGCCCTATGTTAAAAGGGGAGCGTTATCTGACCGATAAAGAAATCTCGGAACGATTAAAACTGAGCCGTCGTGTTTTGCAAAATTATCGGGATGAAGGTAGGCTTCCCTTTTGCAAGTTGGGTGGAAAAATACTCTATCGGGAGTCAGATATTCAGCGAATGTTGGATGATGGGTATCAGGATGCTCCTCGTTAATATTTTCTTTTTCTTCTTTTCAACCGATATACATCCTCCATGCGGAGAGCTAAATAAGCAAGACTTTCCGGTAAAAATACACTAATCCGTAGGATTTGGAAGATTTTTATCGGAAACAGAGCTTGGTCTTGCGTTTTAGGTCGGAGTATATTTTTGTATATTGACTGAAAAGAAGAAATTATTAGCTATGCTTTCTATCCTTTCATCTTCTGCTCTACTTTTTGCATATCCTTCAGGATACTTTGGTCTAATACTTTAGCATAATGTTGTGTCATCCGCGTGGAGGAATGTCCAAGCATTTTTGCGACATTGGATAGTGATACGTTATTAGCTAAGGCTATCACCGAGGCAAAAGTGTATCGGGCAGTGTGGGTCGAGAGTCTCTTATTGATCTCACACAAATCGGCAATTTCCTTCAAGTACGAATTATATTTTTGATTACACATAACAGGCAGTAACGTTCCTCGTTCTACACAGACAGGATGTCCTTCGTATTTCTTTAGAATTTGCTGAGGCGTACTTAATAATGGAATATTACACATGTTATTTGTCTTCTCACGGGTTTTGCGTATCCAGAGGTTTCTATTGTTATCTGTAACAATATGATCTTGCTTCAGATTATAGACATCAATGAATGCTAATCCTGTCCAGATTGAAAACAGGAATACATCCCGAACTAATTCCAAACGAGGCATCGCAAATTCTTTCTGAGAAATTCGAATAACTTCTTCCATAGTCAGAAATTCCTTATTGACCGGCACTTCATGAAATTTGATTCCGGTAAATGGATTTCGGCTAATGTATTCATTGGCAATCGCCAGATTGATTACTTTTTTGAAACACTTCATATAACGGATTACGGTATTCTGTTGGCATCTCTTTTCCGTCTTTAGATAAAATTCAAAATCTCTCACCAATTCTCCTTTCACTTCTTTCATGAGTAAATCATCTTCACCGTATTTAGTCTGAATCAACTCTTGCAGGTAGCGAGAGCAACATTCGTATCGGCGAACTGTAATATCGGCATAATCTATTCCAATTAATTTTCGGCATTGCTCATTATGTTCGTTGAAAAAAGCAATCAGTGTTTTGCGGTCTTCATCATCCATTCCCAAAAACTTATTCCGAAGAATTTTGGCAGTGATGCTTTTTCCGCTCTGTTCCATCTCATTATAAAGTTGAGACAGCCTTATTTGTGCGGATTCGATGTAGTCGTTAAGGTCTCTGGATTTTCGATCTCTTCCCCTGGAGCATTCTTTAGCTTGATTCCAGAGAGAAGGGTTAATGCTTTTCTTTGTACGGATTTCCTCACGCTGACCGTTTACGGTAATTCGCATACTTACGGGGGCTTCTCCACTTTTTAGTAACTGGTTCTTCTTTAAGAAGAATAAAACTCCAAATGAATTTCTTCTCAT